TTTCTTTACATCATCGTCCTGTTTCTTTTTACAGAACTTGTAGAGTGCCTCTGCAGCGTTAAGGACATCTTCAAAATTGTCACATTCGCCAATCATGCGAATGATCACCTTCTCTTCCTCGGTAAAGGAAAGGTCTAGAAAATTACCGATCTTAAAGTAAAGATTTGCACGATCAGCAAGGTTGAAATTAGAAATGTCGCTATCAGATAGAGCGAAAAAATCCTCTTCGTGTAATTCTTTGTACCCATGGTAGAAACTCTTAGCAAGTCCAGCATATTTTCGCTTCATCATTTTTTCAATTCTAGCATCCTCAACCACATTCACAAATTGAGGAGGGATCTTCTTACGTTTGATCCAATCTTCATCAGGAGTAAAGAGAGCGTGTCCGACTTCGTGACCAACCAAAAGATCATAGACTGTGTTGCTTGCCCTTTCCCACATAGGAAGAGTAAGCACGCGAGTATGAACATTAAAGCAAGCAGTCTCACATTGCTTGTGCTCCACAATCAAATCTTCAGTAGCAAGTAGTTTGGCAAGTTGTGATTTGATTTCGTGCTTAACGGTCATGCTTTTTCTGTCGATGCTCCTATAATACTAAACCCCCCGCCGAAGCGGGGGGCACTTAGTGACAGTTCTCCTTGTGTCTACAGTCTATTCTAAAATCGTTATAGTCCTATCTAAATGGTCCACGCTTTGTTTCCAACCGGCTAGTTGATTGTGCGAGATAATGTTGTGCATGACCCTCTCCAATTACGATAAAATAACGAAGACGTTTAGGGCATCCTGTTATCTCCAATTCTAATAATATTTAGTCAGTGTATGCTAACTTCATGAAGTTTTTGTTAAATTTACATTTTTGATACAGAACTTTATACTGTGTTAAAAATATCTATCGTAGGCGACCATCCTAATTTTTTAAGTCTTGAGATATCTGCTTGATTATCCATTCTCTCTCCAGGTGTATCCTCCACAAGAGGAAGATGTCCCATACCCATCGCTTGAGCAAGTTTTCTAACTGAAACTGATTTACCCGTTCCAACGGTCACAGGACCTGTGATACCAGAAGATGCCAGATAATGAATAGCACGACATACATCTTCAACATGAATCCAATCACGTTTATGGTTCGTGACATACTTTGCTGTTTTGTCCTCAAGCATCCTATACATCATGTTAGGACGACTGTTAGGACCATAGACAGTTGTAAATCTCATGCCAACTGAATTAGGTGGTGCCATGATTTCATTAATCCACTTTGTCATGGCATATGGATTCTCCCAGTAATTTTCCTCTACTGCACTAGAAGAAGCATACAGAAGTCTTGTATTAGTTTCTCTACACCATTCAAATAATTTCTTTGCTTTAATTACATTGTTTTCATAATAAAGTTGTGGTTCTTTCAAACTTTCTCTGATATCAGCATATGCTGCAAGGTGGATAACAAGATCATAATCACCACCTGCAAAGTTTCCAATATCGTCAGGATAATCAATACCATCTACATTATTGGCACCGATTGTTTGTTGCCAATCTAGAAAAACGTTACGACCAATAAAACCGTTATGACCAGTAACTAAAACTTTCATGATACCATCCTACTAAATCCTTTAACTTTTTCAAATCTCACCACATTATCAAATCGATCCTCAAGACCAGTCTTGTGAGAGATAATGAAGATGTTTGCATCTTTTACAACGTATTTAATAATCTTGATAAACTCCTCTGTTCCAAATCCATCAAGAGAACTATCAAACACCTCATCCATAATAAGTAGATTTGTATTGACAGAGTTCTTCATCCTTGCTACCTCTCTCCAAGTAAACAAGAGTGCTAAGTCAATTCTCATCTTCTCTCCCTCGCTGAAAGAAGCATAAGAAAAATCTTCATGAATTGGGGATTGGACGGTTTCGCTAAACTCCTCATCAAGTGTGAAGTTAATATAGAAGTCCATCATCTGTAGATAACGGTTTACCTGCTGATTAATCAGCGGAAGATACTTCTTAATGATTTTAGATTTTACTCCACCGTCTTTAAGTAGACTATACGAAAAATCGTAATAGCTAATCGTGTCCTTCTTTGAAGACAGTTCGTCGTATGTAGTTTTTAAATTGTCTTTGAAGGTCTCTAACTTTTCATGTTCAGTATTTCTATTTGCAAGTTGATCGGTAAGGTTTTGAACTTCCGATTCCAAATCTCTGATTTGTCGTTGACATCCAGAAATTCGAGCATTGTTTTGAGAAATGCCATTATTGAGTTTTGAGATCTCCTGCGAAAGAATAGTAAATTGACGCTCTCGCTCTTCTTCCTCTTTAATTGCTTCCTCCAGTTCTTTATAACCGGATTGCAACTCCTTAGCTTTATTTTGAGCGTCGTTAATTCTATTTATTCTAAGATTCTCTTCAATCTCTTGATTACAGGTAGGGCAGACCGTATTTTCTGTGAAGAATTTATGTTCCTTAGTAATGGTCGATACCTTATTAGAAATCTTACCTTTTAAATTTCCAAGTTTACGAAGTTTATCCGTAGCACCTGTAACATGTTGCTGTTGTTTTGTATGTTCAGAGATATTTTCTTCTGTTACAGAGTTCTGTTTCATATACAGATCCGTTTCGGTAAGAAGTTCAGTTACTTTCTTCTTCTTACTCTCAATATTTTGTGCTGCCTGATTTTCTAACTCTTCAATAAAATTCTCCTGCATCTGAACTTTATCTGTCAGGGACTCTTTCTTAAGATTAAGAACTTTAATATCCTCTTTCACCATCCGAATTTTATCTTTCAAAATACTATTCATAGAAGAAAAGATTTTGATGTCAAGTAGATCTTCAATCACTTCTCTCCTACTGTTTGCAGGGAGTTGCATGAAAGGAACAAAGGTGCTACTACCCAAAATTACAATCTGGGTGAATGACTTGTAATTCATCTTTAGAACGTTTTGTTCTAACCACTTCTGCTGATCCAAAGCTGCAGCAAACTGATCCATCACAGAACCGTTCCTATGGATCTCAAATACAGCGGGTTTGATTCCACGAACTACTTTCCAATTAGTATCGCCAATCGTAAATTCAACCTCTACCTTACAATCCTTCTCATTTACGGAGTTAATAAGTTGTGGTTTATTAATCTTACGAAAAGGTTTACCAAACAAAGAGAATGTCAAGGCATCTAATACCGTTGACTTACCTGCACCGTTCGTACCAATAATCAGATTGGTAGAGTTTTCGTTGAGTGGAAATTCAGTAAATTGATTACCCGTTGATAAAAAGTTTTTCCAACGAATTTTTTCAAACAAAATCATGACTAGCGTCTGGAGGAATTACAAGGTCGTTCTTCGTGATTACTGCATACTTATAATCATGCATCTCACAGGTTTTAATCATTATCTCATCTTCTACTTCGATTACATGCATATCGGGACTTCCATCATCCTCTAACATCATAGCATATCTCATCGCATCATCTTCTCCTTCAAACAAATAGAGGATCTGATCTCCTTCATCATCTGCTACAGAATATGCACCCTCCTTCTCTTTTCCATAGATTGTTAGGATATACATTACACCAACTCACATGCTTCCTGATATACTTCGTTCATAATTTTTTGAATCAAAGATTTATCAAGAGGAACCTCTGCCTCTTCAATATATCTATTAAGAATTGACATCGTGTCCTCAGATTCAACCACGTCAACTTCTTTTTCATACCAACCACTAAAATCAAAGTTTTCAACAACTTTTAGTTCAGCAATACCCGATGAATAAAGTTTATCTACGAACTTTTCAAAGTTTTTTGTATTAGTTTTCTTACGAACAACAACCTTTACAATTTTGTTTTCATATTCTCTAGTATCAAATGTTTGATGCGGAGTGTCCTCATAATAAATGTTATAGAACATTCTATGTGGATTATTGACCGGAGTTCTTTCCAGGGTCTCTGTGTCAAAGATATGAAATCCACGAGCATCATTCACATCACTCCAGAACATCTCATATGGATTTCCTAGGTACGAGATTTTGCCATTAGTCGATCTAGTGTGATAGTGACCGGAGAAGACATGACTGAACTTCTCAAATACTGAGCACTCCATACCATGCTCCATGACGATT